GCATTACTGGATGAATTTATAGCGGAAAAAACCGATTATTCTAATGTAAAACCGTTAAATTTAAAATTCGATGTAATTTTTATGAGTTATAATGAAAAGGGTGCTGATAAAAATTATGAAATTTTAAAAAAATTTGTCCCAAACGCCAAGCGAGTGAATGGAGTTAAAGGCATACTCAATGCTTATAACGCATGCAGAGAACTATCTGAAACGCCTTTCTATTATATTGTCGAGGGTGACAGTATAGTATGTAATGATTTTAAATTTAAACTCCCTGGTATATGGCTTAGAAATGTAACATACTGCATTAGCCAAAAGCTCGTGTATAATAACCTCGATATTGAATCCGAAGAAGTAACTTCTACGTTATCATGCAAGTGGAATGCGATAAATCCGGTTAATGGAGAAATTTTGCCACATAGCCCAATTGGTCTTGCTTATAAATCCTCTAAACCTTATGATTATTACTTTGGTGCAACAGATGCTGATTTATTCAAAACATACGGCGCGATTACTGTAAAAACAATCGCAAGTATAGACGCTTTTAATTCTTCTCCTTACGATGCTTGGAAGACGGGATTTAGAATAGGAAATAAACTAGCTTATCATCTGTTGAATCTAGAAAATTTAAATGTACGGGTGTATCGAGGTATACCACCAGACCTATATGATAACTATGCAGAAGAAAGATTACATCATTGGGAGAGCGTAGGTTACGATAGACCAAATGGTAAATACTGTATAGAAGGTGTTAAGTTAGGCAAAGCAATGGCTAAGAAACACAACACCTGGTGGTTAGAATATAGAAAAACCTCACAAAATTTTGACAATTTAAAAAATATTTTTATAAAAGAGTATGGAACAGAGTATTACAATAACTGAATCAGCACTAGCACAATTGCTAGTAATCGCAAACAACAATGAAGTATCCGATGTTAGATACTATTTAGATGGCGGCGGTTGCTCCGGATTGCTTGGAAAATGGGCAATAGGAACAGGAAAAGAGGATGGTGATCTTACTTTTGATCTTGGAGAGAGTAAAGAACTGCTAATAGATAGTTTAACAGCATCATATATGAAAGATGCTACAATAGATTATACTGGTGACTTTATGCCTGCGTTTAAAGTAACTATTCCAAACACAAACTCTTGTGGCTGTGGTGAATCTTTCCAAATGCCTGATAGCTAAAACTCAACTAACGACGCACGTTGTTCAGGCTCATCTTTGGTAATTAAATTGTAAATCTCTTCCCAATTTTTCGCTAAGGGAATGTCACCTTTGTAATGCCAGTTATGCCCGTGTTCAAATATTATACTCTTAAGTCCTAGTTGCTGTCCGACTTCAGCGTTTTTTACTTTGTCTTCAACCCACCAGCATTGTGTATCTTTGTACGGTGCTAACGCTTCATCTTTATCAGCACCCGTGTCTAAGCAAATAACTTTTGCAAAAGTAGTATCACCATAAAGTTTTGCTAAGTTTCTCTCACGTAGTTTGCCTGCGTATGGATCTGTACTTAAAGATGTTATCGCATGGAAAACATAGCCGTGTTTTTCATGTAGTTTCTTAACATAGTAAACTGAATCACGTAAAGGTGGTAAAAAGCCAATGGATGCACTTTCATTGAAACTTGCTGTAAGTCGTTTGCTTTGTTCTTGTGTAATGCTAAATCTTTTAGCAATACTGTATAATTGCTTGTGTTCTTTTATTGGAGTATGTCCGTGCTTTTCCATCCAAGTATGGAAGGCAAACTCCCAATCTAACAAGACGCCGTCCACGTCTGTTAGTATTATTTTGTCTTTTATCATGTTTTTATATTGTTTAAATGTTTTTATGTTGTATGTGGGTATTGTGGTCACTATTCACTAGAAGGCTTTGCTGTAGTTTTATACCAGCCTGTTCCTTTTAGTATAAAGTTAGATTGTGAGATAATTTTCTTTAATGTTTCTTGATCGCAATGCGGGCAAAACTTTAGCGGATCGTCGCTTATTTTCTGCATTACTTCTACTTTATGTCCGCATGCTTCGTTTTCACAAATATATTCATATGTAGGCATTATTCATCGTCCTCGCCAAAAACGGGTTCTACTCTAGTTCGAGGTAGTCTATATTTAGTAAGTTGTGCCATAAACGCATCCTCGTCTCTCATATATAGCACTGGGCCATAAACATTCTTTTTACGCATAATGCGTTCAAGCCAAATTATTCTGTTTGACTCAGACATTGTTCGATCATCGCCGATCTTTTTTAGTTGCCAAAGTCTTACAGGGCGCCAAGCAAACCATCTGTGCCACTCTTGTTGTCTTGCTTGCCGTTCGCCTCTAGTTTCTCTTGTCCATTGCATTGTTGGATGTCAGTTATGCGAATAGTTCACCATATTCGTCAATTGATTGGAAATCAAACTCGTCTGCTTTCATAGCATTGCCATATTCGATAACCATTAGTTTACATGCTTTACGTTTACTGTCGTTGCGTAATGCATGAAACTGTCCCATAGGAACATAAAAGTGTTGATGTGCGTCCAACTCTCTTGAGTTAATATTGCCAAGCGATTCTTCCCATGCATAGTCTACTGTACAACTACCATTCATAACAAACCAAAACTCACTCTTTTTCATATGGCGACCAAGCGTCATTGCGTGGCTTGGTTCTAAACTTACTTCTTTAACTCTACAATTGCTATCTTGATATACAACATTATAATATCCGTAGTCAGTATAGCACATTCCAAATCTAAAGTTACGCACTAGTTGGCTAGATGAATTTTTCTTTTCAACGCCACCGACGCCAAACACGAACTCTATATCCGGAACACTTTGTTCTGGTGTATTGCCTGCTGAGCGATCGCCGCCGTTAGCAAATACAATTGCATCGTTTGGATAATGGTCTCGGACTCTTCTGAGTGCATCGATAGCAGTATCATCTTTGTCGTTAAATGCTAGAACATCGTCTACCATTTTAAGATTTCTGAGAATAAGTGCTCGCTCCTCATACATCATAAAGGATCTGCCTTTTTTACGAGCAAGCCATTTGTCGCTGTTAAGAGCAACAATAAGTTTATCGCCAAGTTTCTTGGCTTCTTCAAATAACGCTATGTGTCCCTTATGGACCGGATCAAACCCGCCTGAGACTACTACTATTGTTGCCATACCTTATTTATTTGCTTATTACATGACCTAATAATATTATATATTATGTTAGGCATATTGTCAATATATTCTAATCTAGTGCTTTTATATACTTCTTCTAGTAACTGCCAATCATTCACATCTTGTGGTCTAATTTGATTTTCGACAGCAAATTCTAATCCTCTAAGTGCGCCTAATTTGGCCCACTGTGCATTTTCTACGTCATAATCACGAAGCCACAATACCATATATTTTGTTAATTCTTGATGCTGGATATATCGTTTAAAAGTTTCTCTAAACCCGCTAATAAATGCTTGTTGGGGAGAGGAATTAACGATAGTTTCACCTATAAAATAATTATTCTCTCTAAAATGTATGACATTGTCAATTGTGTCAATTTGATACCATTCTCCTATTTTATTAAAATAATCTCTATCAATGTATGTTATTGTGTCTTTAGCCCAAAATTTAATAGAGCCGCCGGCAAAGACTTGCAATATGCTATTTTTAGTAGGATAATAAAATATTTGATTGGGTTTAGTAAAGTTGGGAGTAGGCAGTGAGTCCTTCCACACGATTGTATCTCCATCAATCGTAATATAATAATCGCTTTCGTTTAGTTTAGAGGCTTCATAATGAGATTCGTATAGTCCGTCGACACCGTGTACTCTTTTGGCATTTGGAAACTTAGTAAGCAAATCTTTATAATTTTCATCTGCGTTTGGTTCGTTATAAGAAATAAAAATAACGTCCATTACTTGTAACCTATTAGCATAAAACGTTTATACAACGGCAACTCCAACTCACCCGAAAAAACAATATCCATTGGACATTGTTTCTTAAATTCTTCTAGTGAATCGACGCAATTTATGTGTTCATGATGATCAAAATAGTTATTGCTTTGTAATACTACTAGGCGACCTTGTGGTACTTTGTCATACCAATTGCTAAAGTTCTCTACGTGTTCGCAACTAGTGTTTATTACTGTGTCTACTTTCGTATAATCAAAGTCATGCATGTCGCACGTTATTGCTTTAAATGATTTATTTCTAATTATACTGTTTGCGGCACTGGTGTGTTTTTCTTCTAAATCAAGT